GGCATCTCTTGCTTCAGCTATGAGCTCAGTCTTGACCTCTTTTGGAAAACTAGCCAGAGTCCGCTTAGCCTTATCTGTGTTATCTTTGATGGCATTATCCATCTTATCGCCAGCTTGGCTACCAAAGTCATTTAGAATTTTGTCAGCTTGCTCGGTATCACTAATGAGCTGATCCTTGCCCTTTAGAGCAACTTCAATCGAGATCGTTCCATCTGCTGCCATTGTGTGTTCCCCCTTTCATTATTTGTTTGCGCTGGACGCCCATGCAGCAAAGAAATCAGCCGCCTCTGCGGAGTGCTTTGCATTACGGTACTTATCCAAGATGTAGTAATTCTGCAAATCAACCAAGTTAATCAAATCCTTGCCTTCAAGTCCCTGACGAGACCGTTGCCGAATATCGATGATGCGCATGAAATAAGACGAACCCGGTAAGCCGTCCAACATGGCACGAAACTTGTGCCAATGTAGCTTTCCTAGTTCGTCTTCTAAGTCGATGCCATAAAACGCTCGTATGCTTGACCAAATAGCAGGCGCATCTTGAACGTAAGAGAAAAACTCCTCTTGTGCTCCGCCTGTTACTGATGATTCTTCATCGGTTTCTGGCTGCATTTCCGAGTCATGATATGGTTGCTGGCCGATGTACTGATTAATCCACTGAAGTGCCTTTAACCGGTCTTCTGGCGCGACCTCATTAGCATTAACGAACATATGCCAACCAATGACGCCCTTTTGAGCATCGGTCTTGTCCTCACGATCAAGCAGTTCGAACCATCGCAACACGTTATCAAACGCCAAATTCACACGATACTTCTTGTCTTCACACTGCCAGTACCACGCTAGCGGTTGAGTGAGGCTAATCATTATCCTCATTCCCGTCAAATGCAGGATATTCAGCGTCTTGAGCGTCCTTAATTGCCTTTTCAGATGCCCGCTTGACTAGGCCAAGGACAAACATGAGGCCGTCTGTGCTTTGGTCTAAATCGCTGTACAGCTTTTCGGCTTTTTCTTTTCCGATCGTCTGTACAAAGAAGTCCATGGCGATTTCATGTTCTTTATTGAGAGCCTCACGTACAAAATTAAGCTGATCTTCAACCGGCTTTTTGTCGATGTCATCATTTTTCTTGTCATCGTTAGTCAGCTGCTTAGCATATGCGTTGGCCTTGACCCAAGCATCACTCAAAGCGTGCTGCATTTTGTCTGAGAAACGGAACGTGTACGTCTCACCCTTATAGGTAAAGTCCTGCTTAGTTGCTAGTACGTCATCTAAATTAATTACGTTGCTCATGATTTCCTCCTAATGGCCGCCTGAGCTTTACCCATACTGTTGATTTCTTTGGCGACCCTGTCTTTTTAAGCGGCAGTGACTGTTACTGTCGCGCTTGCGGTTTTACTGCCATCGTGTGTTGTTGCGGTAATGGTTGCAGAGCCTTCAGAAACGCCAGTTACTACGCCACTACTGTTGACAGTAGCGACCGATGTTTTACTGGATGCATAGCTAACAGTCTTGTCAGTCGCATCTTCGGGACTGACTGTAGCCGTTAATGCCGTGGTTGCTCCCACTTTTACGCTCGCTGTTGCCGGTGTCATGGATACTCCAGACACCGTTACACTTTTGGGACCGCAGGAGTATAAACGGGCTTGCCGTTGAATGCCAAAGTGAATGACATTGTCTGCTTGGCACCCGGAGCACCGCCAGAAACAACAATATTGCTAATAGTAACTAGCCCAACAACAGTTGCACCATCAGCTTGCGTCCAACGTGCCAAAGTCTTGAGATCGTCACCAAGGTCAAGATAGTGACTTGCGATATAGTCTTGGGCAGCGTCCCCTTCCAAGCGGTGGCCCGTATATGCCAACTGGAGACGTTTGCCAGTGACTTCAGTTGATCCATAACCTTCGCCATCGTAATAGACGTCATTAGCCGTTGTTTCATTAAGAGTCGGCGTAAAGTTATTGATGCCGGCTACCAATGGCACAAAGGTTGCACCAGCGACATCCGACGGGTCTTTACCACCCTTAGTATCGATTTCGAACTTGTTTTTAAAGTTCAGGTTAAATTCTTTTACTGCCATGAAAAATCACTCCTTGTATTTATTTGCTGTTACGTTTATCGCGATATCAATCGTGTATACAAAAAAACCACGTGAATCAGCTTGGGTGATGCTGGGTTCTGACGTGGTTTCAATTTTTTCAAAGTGGAAATCATCAGACGGAAGTTCCTTTAAGTGCTTAACAAAATCGGAGACTAGCCACATGATTTTGTTGCCCAACTGCTGATCCTTGGTACGAATAGCAACTTCGTAATACAATCTAGTTTCTTGATTGCCAGCGAAATCTTCATCAATCACCGACCCGTTTTTTGTCGGATATATTGAAAGCGATTCATCAGCAGAAAGGAAACCCATGCTGACTCTCTGTGGCATATCAGGAATCGTGTTAATTGCATCCGTCAACGTTTTTAAGGCATTCATAGGTTCAGTCCCTTCAGATAGGTCTCACGAATTCGACTCATCTTTTGATCATTGTCTTCAATCATTTTGTCCCAGTGAGGGCCGGTACCATCAGTCGTGTAATGCCTAAATATGACTTTAGTGCCGTCTTTTTTTGTATAGCCACCGTTAAACTGAGTTGCCGCATAAACACTATTAAAATCGACATTCGACCCGTCTGGTATTGCTGTTTTACGAAGATCTTCGTGAAGCATAGGCACAACGCCAGTATTGTAATCAGTCAGTTCTGTATCGAGCTGAGTAGCAGCGGCTGTGAGAGCTTTGTTTTGGGCTTTCGTTCCAAGTTTACTCATCAAATCAACATCAACTGTTACCTTCACACCCATTACAGCACCTCCAATTCGTACCCCCATATTTCAGGCGTATCAGCATCTTTTAAAACGTTGACTGTAGTAATGGTGTACTTGCGACTGTCAAATTCTGCCTGTCCTTGCAGCCAACTATCATCAAGCAACGGCATGCCTGAGTTGCCAGCACATCGAATGTAAATGACGGCTTTAGCAACAATTTGTCGATCGTTGTTGGTTCCCGAATATACCGTTCCGCGATCGATTCTAGCGTGCCCAATGACAACCGGTTCGCTGTAAATAGGCTTCTGCCAGTCATCTTTACCGGTCACTCGGATCAACGTGACCGAATCGTTGTATGATATCAAGTCATCGATCTCATCGAACATAGTCAACACCTCGGTATAGCAACCCAGTGCCGCTAAGAGCCGCCAGCGCATCAGCACTGATAACCGAGCGCTGTTGGCCACCAACTGAGGACTGGCTATTATTCCACGACTTGGACACCGTTGTGCGTCCAATTGTCTTCGAAACACTCGTAGGCTGACTAATGGCTTGCTCTGTTGTGGTGATACCAGAATCAATCATGTAAGCAATTTGACGGATAACCGCCCGCTTAAACTTACTTGCACGAAGTGGCCATGGGTCACTGGCAAGGTCATTAACTTGATAAAAACCACGTGTCTGGTCATCTAGATATTCGCTGGCCAAATCTGCCAATTGATCGAAGTTCTTAGGAACATCTGCATCAGTAATATGCATTGCCTGCATGTAATCATCTTTATCTACATAGGCCATATGATCACCTCACAAAGCCGCCGGGATTTCCCTATTGTGCATTTCAATGGCGACTAATGTTGACTATTTAGCTGGAACTAACGCTAAAAGATCAGACTTTGCTGTCTTTCCATTTAAATCGATGCTGTGGGCAGTTAGCCAAGCCTTGATTTCATCAACGGTCTGAGCATCAGTTGGCTTAACGCTACCGTTTGGATCAAATTTGGCTGGTGCTGGAGCATTAACGACAAGCGCCTTGGTGTCGTCTTTAAGCCAAACGCCGTAGTATTCATCAACGTTGATCTTGGTTGTCTTGTGGTCAATATCACGCGCGGTCTCAACTTCTACACCACGTTTCATGTTGATGCCAAGAGCACCAGCCTTAACAGCCAAGTAAGTACCAACAGGAATCTTGCGGGAGGTAGCAAGCTGCCAACCGAAGATTTCACCGAGTACACCGCTTGTCAGAACTTGATCACCGAGTTCGGTAGCCCGAGTGTAGTCAGATGCTGCAGCCTTACGGAGCTTGTTGTAGTCCTTCAAGTTCATGTAAAGCACACCACGTACTGGCGAAGAACCTTCGGTGTTGAACTCGCTAGTGTCATCTTCAAATGCGGCTTCGATCGCGTCGATCAAGTCAAGATCAGGGGCCGCATGAGTCAGTGTCAGACGAGCATTCAGCAAAGCTGTGACACAATCGTTATCGACCTTAGAACCAATGGCCATGGACAGCTGGTTAGCAGCTTCCGTTTTTGGATCGCCAAGTCCAACTTGAACAGCAAAGTCAGAGATTTCTACCCCTTTGCCAGCTCGCTTGATCGTCGAAGTTGTTTTGCCGTTCTGCATTTTGGAGTAGTCAATGCTATCCCCTTCAGCAAAATCGACAGCATCTCCGATATACTTCCAGTGTGGAACCGTGATAGTGTCACCGGGAACACCTACAAGAGTGTTATCAACCGTTGCGAGAGGCGAGAAAGTAATTGCCTTAGGAAGCCGTGCTGCGATCATCTGGGCCATAACCTCAGGAATAATCATTGCGGACTTGTCAGTCGTTTGTGCATTTGGAAAAGCCATTTAAATCATCCTTTCTTATTCTTCGTGTGCCATGCTTGCCGCCAACTCTCCATAGGTGGCAGTGGCTGGATTAAGAGTGTCATTTGCGTTTGGATTAGGGTTACCAGGTACTGTAATTGGTGGTGTGTCATTTGGCTTCTGTGCCTCTTCAGCCTTGAACAAGAACTTGCTACTGTCATCCGACTTGAGTGCTTCAAGCTGCTCATCTAATCCGGTAACATTGCCCTTCTCGTCCAAGCTAAGCTTGTCCTTGTCAATCAGGGCTGATGCCGCTTTGGTATTCAATGCACCGGCTTTCACCAGAGCAAGCTCAGTCTGATAATTCAACTGGGTTTCTTTGAGCTGCTTAAAAGCTGCATCATCTTTTGCCTTATTGTCGGCTTTGAGTTTGTCAATCTCGGCTTGGAAGTCCTTGTCATCCTTGTGCGCTGCTTTAAGCTCATTCAGCTGCTTATCAGAATCAGCAGCGCGCTGCTTCAAAGCGTCACGTTCAGTAGTTAGCTGAGACACCTGACCCTTTAAATCGTTCACATCGGTACCATGGATTCCCATAACCTTGTCTACTTGCTCATCAGACAGACCTAATCCTTTTAATTCTTCGCGTTTCAATACAATCTCTCCCTTACGTGTTTTTGACGCGGTACGACCGCGAATTGGGTAAAACAAATAGCAGTTTTACGACATGCTTAGGTCGAGTGGCATAAAAATAGCCGCTAGCTGCGGCTTACAAAAATCCTTTACGGCGTTGTGCGTCTCTAGATCGTTTATCAAGCTCGTGTTTGGTTGATGCCGCCTTTTCAGCGACATCTGCCAACGCGTATCCACAAGCGCTTGTACTATTGAATACTGCTGTCCGTTTCACGCCTGTTGCATTGCCAGTATATTCAAAGCTGAATCCCTTAGTAGTTGGCTTGAAATCAGAGACATTATCAAACATGTATGTCTGTCCATTATTTGTAAAAACGATTAGTTGCTTCATTGCTTTTCCTCCTGAATATGCTGATTTAGTGTCGCCGGTTAATGACAGCACCATTTCATCGGCAAGCGTTGCATTATCGATTATCATCAATTTGCCGTTGACATATAAATTTCCATTCTGGATAGTCACATTGTCATGGCATCGGTCGTATGCAGTCAGGATAAGCGATCCTAGCTGATAATCTTTAATGCTATTAGCCTCTGCTGCCAAATCAAGCAGGCGCTTTTTAATGCTTTCACGCGTTTTCAAACCTTCTGATTTTGGTAATTGCATTTTATCCTCCTACAAAAACACTTTTTCTCTTGAATAGTCCCGAGACAGGAAGTCGTGATCTTTGACGATTTGTCGCAGGGCGGCTTGATTATTGCTGATCAATTGCTTGTAATGCTGCTGTCCATCTGTATCGCCCAGCTTTTTGGCTAGGTCCGCATCGGCTTTGTACTTGCGCACTCTTCGCTCCAACTCACGTTGTTTGGCCTGCACATTACCATTACGAATGGCTTCGTTAGGATCAAATTGCGATTGACTATTAGTGTTTGCGCCGGGTACATAAGCCCATTTTTGGTGATGACAATTAATTCCGAATGTTCCACCGGGTTCACCATAGCCATGATTGAAAAGCGACTCGAACCACTCACCACTAACTTCAGATCGGAACGACTGATATCGGGTTGTTACTGTCTTTCCTTGAATTGGTGCACATGCAGCGCGACTAGCTGGGTGGCTAGACATGACAAACGTATCAATCCCATAGTCATCAGCAGCTTGATCTCTGACTGCCTGAAAAGCTCTTCCACTCGTGTTAGTAATCACCATTCGCGCATAGCTTTCAAGTGACCAAGCATGTGTTCCTTTATCTGTTAGCACAGTTTGAATGCCCTGATCTCGCCACTTATAGATGGTGTCGGCTAATGCTCTGGCTGGTGTTTTAAGCCCAGTAATCACTTGTGCGGTAGTTTCTTTTACAATCTGCTGATAAGTGCGCAGAGCGGCATTTTGGCCGTAATTGGTGGTAATGAGTGTTTGATTGACGTTGTTGTTGAGGTCAAGGAAGGTCTGCTTCAAATAGCCATTAAGCAACTGATCGACGTCAGTACCCGGCGAAATATCCTTACCAGTGTCTTTTGCCAAGCGACTATATTCATCATTTGCAATCGCAATCCCGAAATCTTTGAATAAGGCCACTAGTTTGGCTTGGGCAATTCCTGTAGCTTTGCTTACTTCCTCGATTGTTGATTCATTGACCAAATGGAGCTTGTTAAGTTGCTCTGCTTGCCATTGGAGCATGTGATCCTCGTCAAGCGGAAACGCTCCGTGGTTGGTTAATCTGTCAATGAACATCTTGAACAGCGTTTGCTCTAGCGATGCGTAGATATCACCAATAGAAGCCTGTGCGATTGTCAATTGATGCGGAGTCACTTTAGGCATTAGCTATCACCGTCTCCATCAAATAAACCTGATTGGCTATCTTGAGGAGCAACCGGCTCTGGGCTTTCCTGCGAAACCTCGGCAGCATACTGTTCTGCTACGTCATCCGGAACATCAAGCGCTCTAGCAATGGCAACACGCTTTGGCACGAGTCCCGCAGCATTGGCTTTAATCCAGTAATCAAGGCTTGCAGACTTGTCAGTAAATACACCATCGTCAAAATCAACAGTCACTTGGTCAATCGTTGGAATTGGTCCGCTGTATAATGCTGACCCATTAATGACCGTTCCACTGGCAAGCTCACAGATCGAAACGCACAGCTCTTGTACTGCACGTTCAACCATTGTCAGATGACTATTGCGAGTCTGGTACGTCATACTGTTTTCACTAACAACTTCGGTTGCCGTTTTGTTTTGAATGTTACCGGCGGTGTCAAACGAGAACGTGCCGGAAGACAAACCAACTTGCATCTCAAGCGTTTTAAGAAAGTGGTTTAAAGATGCCACGTAATCTTGCGATCTGATAGGGGTCGTTAAATCTTGGACTGTTTCATCGTCCATGCCACCGCCTTGAACTGACAGAAAGACATTCTGGTCAGGGTCAAATACTTGTTTGGGTTCCTTCTGGCCTTCCCGCCCGAATGTGATCTCCGTCATACTATCGGCGACGGCTACTCGTCGCTGGCCCATCTTAACTTCCCAGTTAAATTGATCATATGCATCATTCAACTGTTTGAGAGTGTTCAGCGCATTGTCGCAAACGCCAATTCCCAATGGACTGGTAATATTTCGATTGTTGAATCCGGCCGGCTTCAGATAAACGAATAACGGACGCGTAAACACAGACGTATCCAGATTAACCAACGGTGGCAAGTCGGGGTACAGCATGGATAAATCTACCTTGATGCCAACAGTATCCGAGTTCTCCGACCTATAAAGCTCGTTTGTAATGGTGTACTTGTTTTCGCTCCATTCGTGGAACTCAAGCAACGTATAATACACCGTTTGCTTTCCTTCAGTTCTTACAGTTCTCGTTGCAATAGCTGCATTGCTAACGTCATTCGTATTAGACCGAAGTGGATAGAAACTAGGAGCCTGCACCCATGCCAGCTTGATTTTCTTCGTGCTGTAGTCAACATAAGGCCGAATTGCAATGCCACCAAGTGCCAAGCACGATTCAAGATAGCGCTCAAAGTTCTTATTGAAGTCATTGTCTTCCAGAACTTCATGAATAAACGTATCTGCTTCATCCGGAGCTTTATAATCGACCGTATTTCCGGACTCGTCAGTTTTCTCGGGGCGAGTTTCAATCGTAATCTTGCTTTGCTCATTGTATAAAAGCGAGGCCAACCGTCGGCAGATAACTTGCATCATGTTTAAAGTGACATAAGGTCGTTTTTTAATATCTCCGTACGTGTTTCTGAACTCAATCTTGCGAAATTTGCCTTCAAAGTAACGTTTATCTAGTGCAATACGGTCATACTCTTTTGGATCTACACTGATTTTTGGGTGGTCGGTAATTTGCCCAAGGCTTTGTACAACTCCCAATGCTGCGCCTCCTTTCCTGAATAGATTTTTGATTGTATTGATTAAGTTCAAAGCATCACCTTCTTAGCGTTTAAGCCCAAGAATTCGAGCATTGTCAAGAATCATGTATTTGAATGCGTCTACTGTATGATCGTTTTCTTTGATAACTTTGGGATCGTCTGACTCCATTGACTTCTCATCCCATTGATACTGCCGATGCTGTTCCATGAACACTTTATTGTTCGGAGTGTCCAAAACAAAAACCCGCCCTTGTGCGAGCAGGCTTTGAACGTAGTCGATCATATCGGCTTCTTTGAGCTTGTGTACTGGATGCCAAGCAACGTGGTAGTCGCTGTAATACTGGTTACGCATGGCACCTTCAGCAGAATCGATTGTCATGTTTTTGACTTTAGCACCGTGGTATTTCTTGGTTACCGAAGTCAAGAATTCATGAATCTCCTTTGATAAGAGGCTTGGCGGCTTCTTTAACGATTGATTTGCTGGTGAGTAGTAGTAGGTGTCAAGAACGATTACATTTCCCTTCGAGGTAACAGCAGCGACTGGCAATGCTGTAGCGGACGATATATGCCCACTATCCATTGCTAGAAATAGGTAAATCAAGGGATCATCATCAGGAATATGATCAATCATGTGGAACAGATCCATGTTGTAGACATTGGTTCCAAGTCCGACAATCTCGCCAAGATAAAGCCAACGGTAGTAGTCATAGTCGTTGGCTTTATACTTGTCGATCAGTCTAAGCTGCTGTTTGTCAGTGAATCCAAGATCATCATCGAGATAAGTTGAAGTGTCAATGAAGAAGTCCGGGTCTCCTCTCACGCTGTCGATCCACTCATTGATCCAGTCATATGGATTCTTCGGTGGGTTATACGTGTAGAAGACTTGAACCTGATAAACCCATGGTGATTTCTGTCGAATGAAGGTTGGATTAGTTTGGTCAAACACTTCAGCAGACTTGAAGTTGGCCGCTTCTTCATACCACACAGCAATCACGTTACGAACGGTGTTAGACTTCAGCTTTTCAGGCTTGTCACCGCCATAGAAGTAGAATGTGCTACCAGTTCCACGATGCGTTATGCGCATAGGCGATACGTTGAACACAAACTCGTCTGTCATTTTGAGCATGTCAATTGCCCAACTGATCTGGCTGTAAACCGAATCACGCAAGTTAACCGTATTCTCTCGAATGATGATGACATTGGCTTTATGTCCTTGCTGTGCTTGCCTTTTAAGCATCATGAGTAGCTTCAGACTAACTGTCGATGACTTAAACGAGCCACGGCCGCCGTTCAGTATCAGATATGGTGCCTTTGACCGCCAAAACGAATAGAAATGTGGTTGCACCATCTTACTTAACTTAATCATCTTCTGGGACGTCATCGACAATCACCGTCCTGTCTTGCGAATCTGCATCAGTAAGCAATTTGGCCTTGGCTTCCATGATGTCAGCCTCAGCTTTGGACTTGCGAACATCAGCCTTAGTTTTCTCAATATCAGTAATAATCTTCGTTAGCTGAGCATTGAGCAGCTCATCATTACCAGGGTAACGCTTGAGCAATTCACGGCCTGCCGCCATGCGGTCTTTGATACTTGGCTCGTTGTCAACAGACTCTGCGCCGTCTGGAGTGCTAACTATGATTGTCTCCTTTGCCTCTCCACGAAGCACTGTGGTGAAGTATTGAAGCACCTCAGCAGCCTTGGCAATCTTGTCAGACTCGATGTGTTTCATGCGTTCATCGATGGCAGCTTTAATGTTAGGTTTTGTTAGGTTTTCTGCACCGGCAAACCTAGCCGTTCTTTTGCTGTATCCTGCTTCTAGTGCCGCTTTGGTGGCATTGCTATCAGCAATATAAGAATCAACGAACTTCTTCTGTTTTGCTGTCAGTCGCATCACATATCACCACACCTTCCTTCCATTAAAAAAGCGGTAGCTAGTTAGCTATCGCTGGTTATAATTCATTAAGCTGTTGTTACTCCTGGATTGTCTTTACTAGGCTGTTTCTTCTTATCAGCCTTGGCCTTGTCCCGCTGTTTTTTCAACTTGTCCTTGAGGTTCTTATAGACGTCTTTTGGTGACGGCAAGTGGAATGCCACAGTATCCACCCCCTTTTTGACAAGCATACCTTACTTTCAGGATGTGCGTATCCGCCTCGCGTCTTAACTTGATTAGAGCGTGAACGGACAATTTCTCTGTCAATCTTGCCGATGGCCCACGCTTCAACTTTCGGCATGTAAACGCCGTATTTTGTTGTAATCATTTGAGCCATGAAATCACCTCACACATAGTAAATGGCACGTGTATCATGATCGCTGTATTCGACCAGCTCAAACGTTTTGTGAGCAACCACGCCAATGTCATCAGTCCACTGATCGGTTGGCTTGCGCGTTGACACTTGACGCTGAACGAATCCGCCTAGGTCTTTGCTCATCTCTGAATGGAGATGCCCCGTGAACAGTTCGCGATTCTGTGCTGTGCCTAACATGAAGCCAAACTCATCTAGGTATTTTGCAAGGTAGTTGTTCTTGCCCTTGTCACCATGAGTAGCACCAATGAAGTTGTGGCCTAACATTGCACCTTTGTAATGCTTCAGTGATATGTCCCAAGTAATGTTTGTTTGGTTGCTGTAGGCGCGTTTCAATAACCGTGCGAACATGTATCCAACTGACGGATCGTGGTTACCTGGCGCATACATGACCTCACACTCGTTGGCGTTCTCAATGATTGCTTCAATCAGTGTCTCGAAGTATTGTTCCATTTCGTTAACGGTCTCGCCTAAGTCGGTTGTTTCGAGCTGTGTGCCCTTTGCTGTGGTCGAGTTGATATTGTCCACGTGAGCTAGATCACCGCCCAAAATGAGCAATATTTTGGCGTAGTGGCCGCGTTCAATGATTTCTAGTTGCCGTTTAAGAGATTCAGCATAGACATCAAACGTGTGACCATTGAAATGTGTATCAAATGCCGGAATGACCAGATAGCGATCTGATTCCACAAAAATAGGAGCCTTAGCTTGGTATGGCTCCTTGTGTGTGATGATGTCATTCATCAATGATTCATATTGTTCTGCTTCAACTAACGGCCTGATTTGTATCTTGCTTTGATACAACGTTGCTTCAGGTGTTTGCTTCCAAAAATTGCTTGTGGCACGTACAAGCTCCCACTTGGTGTAATCATACCCGTGAGCTTCCAAAACCTCTCTAGGCGTCATTTTGTTACCCCTGACAACCTTTAGAATGGTTTCACTGGATTGTGTTCCGTCTGAATCGTATTCATTCTTCAGTGGTTTTTGGAACTCGATGCCAAGCCGTCTCGCTTTGCCTTGAAGCGCATCATAGCTAATCCCGAGCTTGTCTGCCGTCTCTCGTCTGGTAAAGCCTTCAGAGGCGAGCTTCCTAATGCCACCGATCTGTTCATCTGTCCATTGCATCTACTCGCCTCCTGAAATATAATAATTGTGAGCAGTTTAGAGATTCTGCTCAGCTTCCTCATAAAGAACTTCCCGAGTTCTTAAGCCCTCGGATTCGGCCCCGAGAGCTTTTTTATGTGCCTATTATAAGTATTGTGTTACAATGACTTGGTGAGTTCATTCTCACACTCCAAAAAGTGATTGGCCTTCGTTTTCCCAGAGCGAGGGCTTTTTTGCTGCATAAAAATAGCACCTCACCGTTTGGCGGAGTGCTTTAGTAAATAAAAAAGGCGCCGAAGCCGCTTAACTCTTCTGTGTGGCCTATTCTTTTGATTTTAGAAACTGCTTTAGTTCTTTCATAAGGACCTCTTGTTCCACTTTAGCCTTTGCGTTATCTTTTATGACTTGCTTACGATTTTTTAGTTCTTCGTAGATTGAAAAAAAATAATACGTGAAAACCTTAAAGAAGTTTGACATGATCAGATAAAACCAAACACAAGCCAGTGTTGCAAACATATTGCTCTCTTTTATCAAGGGGTAGAACAATGATAAAAGAATAAACGCTATGTTTATAAGCATTCCAATTACCGTTAGCTTGTTTATTATGGAGAAGGTTCCATTACTAATTTTGGAAAATATTGAGTCGTTATCCGTTGCTAGCAAGAACGTATACAAGGTCAAATAGATGCCAATTAAAACAGTTGCAACAGTAACGGCTTGCGATTCACCTGACATCAGATAAAAACCCACTTTGTAGAATCCGGAAACCCACTTTTCAAAAGAACAACCAGAAACAATAAAAGTAAGCAGCGTAACTAATACAACAAATAATAAGGGCCCACGTTTTACGAAGAAGTATGCGATACGGAACGTCTTTCCTTGATGGGTGTTAAATTTAAAAGGCATGTCTTCCCTTCTTCAAGTTGTTTAACCGAATTGTATAAAAACATCTGCATCTATAACATTTGCGCGATAATTTTGCACATAAAATCCTAAGCATTGTTCTGGAATTCCATTATTCTGAATTTGTTCATTTACATTAACTGCAATTGCTTCAAATGCCGATATATCGTCCCCGATGGTAAATTCTGTTTCGAGAATGCCATCTGTCAATAAGTCGATCTTTGTCGCTTTAGCAAACCCTGGACGTTTTACAAGCGCGATTCCCTTTGTAATAGATTCATTTGTAAAATCAATCTCTCGAAGCCACTGGACCATCTGAAATGGAAGTGCTTTTTTAAAGCGTCCTTTTTTCCAAGTTAAAGTACAATAATTGCTTCCCATGTCCATGGAAGCGCGTGCGTTAGCATTAATGATGTTTGCGAGTGGGTTTTGTTCATCAGCCTGTAAATCCTGAAAGTAACGGTTGTTATTATTAGTCAGAACATCTAAAGAAACAAAGTTCACAACCGTGCCATCTTCAAGCATATCAAGTGTTGATTGATCAGGCTGTTTATATAATACAATTTGCAAGTCTTCATTTCTGTTGTCTTCATGCAAAAAATAATTGAAGAAGTCTTCAACTGCTTTTTTCCTTGGAGCAGACTGCTTGCTTTGTATACCAAGCAAGTGATCAGCCGGTCGATAAAATATCATTGCTGGTGAGTATGCATCTTCCGTCATTATCTGAAAGTCATCATCATACTGGTGCCCAGCATATGGTTTTTCAGTGAGAAATTTTCCGATCCAGAAAAAGCGAGTTCCATCATTTCGTGCCCCTCCATATTGGGCAAGATGTGGCATTGAATAAACCACATCGTTGATCTCTGCTGTCCGATCTTGTGCGTTCTCCCGCCTTCCCAAGTTGTCAATAAATTCTGTCAAGTCATTTGCAACAAGGTTGTTCCCTTGCTCAAGGAAAAGATTATAGAAATTGAATTTTATTGATGCCATTTTTACATCTCCAAACAATATGTGTTGCCCACATTATAGCAAAAAGCTGATGGTAGGGTTGCCATCAGCTACACATATTATTTGGATATACTAGCATTATATACAAACGTTAGTTCGTAAGTCAACTAGTACAAAGCGAGCGGACGGAGTTGCACCGTCCCGTTTCAGCATTGCTTAACCGGTATCAATGCCTTCCCTTGTCTGCTGCTCGCATAATAATCGCCATCAGCCTTAATGTGTCCCCAACCGGATTCAAACCGGTGGCCTCACGCTTCTCCAGCGTGTGCTCTATGCTGATGATGGAGTTAGTCAAACTAGGCTGCGCAGCCTAATTCAACGTCATCATTCTCTGAGCTATGAGGACCAGCCGAATGCGCTACTGTTGTATTTGATACCATCTCAACTCAAGTACATTCATCATGACGATTACGCAACCGGCGGGACTTGCACCCGCGACCTTGGCTAAGTGCCACGCTCTACGCTGCTGAGCTACGGTTGCTGCTCGCTCTCCCAGTGTCAGATGGGGTCATCGCAAGCTGTGTCCGGTCGCTAAACTGGACAATGTGGCATGCGGGAATCGAACCCGCCTGACTATCACGGTCAGTCCTCATTGCCACGCCTTGCCACAGCTTTATCATCACCATGGCTCGGAGGAAAAACGCGGTGTCTCAGGTTTCTCACCTTTGGCACAATACCATAATATGACGTTGACTATCCGCGAAGTGTCCGCTCTTTGTCCGCAAAGTGTCCGGTCTAGAAATAAGTAACAATTTCTGTAGGAAAAGGTGGCCAAAGCTCGGCAAAAGCACAAAGCGCCTCTTTTTTTGCATCATAATACGCTGTATGCCCATAGCCAAGCCGCTGCTGAATAGCAACATCCTTCATTGGTTGGGGAAGCAAGTACGCTAATTTAATGATCTTTGCCCAGTTTGGGTCTTTACTTACGTTCGGCATCGCCTTGTTAACAATATAATCGCACTGTGCTACTAAATCCTCGTCATCAAGAGTATTAATTATTCTGTCCTCATTACGATTAGAAACAGTATCATTTCTAGGCATTCCATCAAGAGTGGGCGATTGAATTGATACGGCACCACGCAAAGTTTTTGACTTAGCCCGATGATATTCTAGTAAAATACGTTCAGCATTGGCGGCTGTTTCATCTCGATCTTGTTTGCTTCTCTTGCCAAAGTAACTCGTTGCTCGCACCACTGCGTCCACTCCTTATGGTATAATTGAATTTGTAAAAATTTGGGGAAACGGCGTGCCGTAATGGTGCGCTTTTGTTATACTGTTTGTGAAGATGGTGGCTTAAGTTCCATTATTCAAAAGCCATGTATTGCATAAAAGTCCCTGTCTTCCACCCGTCGCTAATCCCGCGGTTTTTTGTTATACTGTCTTCGGAGGCCCACTCCAAATGATTATTACCCTGGTGCAATTCACACACTGGCCTCCAGCGCGCCGCCAATCCGGCGCGCTTTTTTGATGCTTTTAAATGTACTTTCGATATTTGTGTTTGCTATACTGATTAAGGAGGCAGCCTCTATTGTGGCGAAATTCATTACTTACATCTCTTAGCTTAATCTGCCTCCAGCGCGTCCTTCATCAGGCGCGCTTTTTTATTTGCTTTCATGAGGCCGAATAAGCTCCCATGGATCAATACCCGCTCCATATGCGATTTTATCCAAAGTGTCGAGTGAAACACTGCCCTTCCCAGATATTGCATATTGAAGCGTGGTGATGGGTATTCCGATCTCTTTTGCATATTTGGCTTGTGTCATGTTCAGATCGTATATATTCTTCCTAAGGTTTTCTGCCAGTGCTCGTTCACTGTCCAAATTATTCACCTCCTACTACTTAGTTTTCCAGTTAGCCCACATCCACATTGCAGCACCTGAGATTAGCAGCATGACGGCAATCATTGTTTTCCCTTCAATAGCTCCGGATTCTCAAAAATGTTTCCGATTACCTCGCACTTCCGAATATCCATCAGTTTTCCTAACATATAAGGTCCAGCAATGAACCCAGCACTCATTTCTTGATATTTGACTAAAAGACTGGTTTTACCAGTTTCCCCGTTGCCATATGTGTATGACGTGCATTGCAATACGTCATTTTCGTAGATTTCCCGCCCGTTCTTGTCGTGGAGACCAACGTACTGCATGATCTCGAACTGACCCGGATCGCCATCATTACCCGATTTCTGCCTGCTTCTCGCTTAGAACTACCTTTTCAGGCTCCTCAACGAGCGTGACAACGTGGCCATTCTCTGCATGGGCTGCTCTTTCAGCGGTTGGTTTGTCTGCAACCATTTCTCCCCATACTCGCCATAACGGAGCGCCTTGTTCGCTATACGATAAGAGCAATCCTTCGTCGTTCTTTACCGCGTACAGTTTTTCTTCGCTCATTTTTCGTCCTCCAGTTTGTGTAAGATGTTCATGCTGTGAATGTGTGCCAACGTATCGTAAAGTTCCTCTTGCGAATGGATTAATGGAATGCTGTATTTCCCGTCCTCTCCCTTGTATTCTTCTGGAAGATGACGATAGCCAATATCGTATGCCGTGTGACAGCAACCATCTGGGGTGCCATCTAACACGATGAAAGCAATGTCGTTCGAGGGCTTCCATTCGATGATCATCAAGTTAGGGATCTTAAAGATTTCCCTTGCGTAATTGCAAAGCATGACATTTGACTTCCGGAAATTTTCATGATCATTGTCAACTAAGCGGTTGCGCGTAACCATCGCTAACTGATATAGCCCCTGATTCCAGTCATAGTGGTCATGTGGCAATGCAAATGCTGCTGTTACTTTCATTTTTCGTCCTCTCTCCCGTAAATATTCTTAACAAGTGCCACAGCTTTCAGATTGGCATATTCGTTTACGTTACCGTCCACATAATCGCCCATAGAAAGCAGCTTTTCTGCACGTTTTAGTGCTTCTTCGTAATTCATCTTTTTTTGCTTTGGTTCTACGGGCACTAGCTTGTAGTCCACATCTTCGTACATGACGCCTACAACCTTGCCAGTCTCTTTGCTGATGTAGATGTCATCGAACGTGTCGTCTCCTGTTTTCATCGGTCGGCCTCCTTACAGCCACATAGCAGCCCCTATGACTCATTTCGCACTGACTGACTTCACAGCCTGATCTGAATAGTCCTTGATGCTCTGTGCGTCTTTGATGGCCTGTGATAAGTCATTGCTTGCCTGTTTGGCGGCTTCTAACTGTGATGTAAGGTCATTGATGGTCTGCTGCTTTGCATCGACCTCAGCCTGTTTCTGGGCAACTGCTTGCTGGCCTTCAACGATCTTTTGCTGAATCTGGGCATCTTTGCTTGCCATATCGTTGTCGTATTGCTGTTTTAGGGCCGCATACTGTGCCTGCGCGTCAGACAGCTGATGTTGCAAATCGGACAAGCTAGATTGTGAAGCATTGATCTTAGCCGTCAGCTTGTCGATATTGTTTTTGGTCTCCACGATGTTCTGGTGACCTTGCCAAACATTGTCGGCAATGGCGGTTGCACCGGCCCCAAACATAAGTCCTGCCAAAACAGTTACTGTAAATGTCAATTTTTTATTCATGATTTTTTCTCCTTAGTTTTTAAAGCTGCTCTTCCGTGAATAGTCCTGTGTGATAGTCATATCTAGCAATCGTGACCGGTATCTTGTACCTGATCATGAACAGAAGCATTCGAAGCCTAGCATCGGTGGTCAATGTAGCGTTTCCGCCTTTAACGTCAACAACCTTTGCAAGCTTTTCACCGTCATAAAAACAGAAATCAGGCTTGTATTTTCTTGCCGAGTATCGTTTTCCATTGATTTTGAAGGCAGACAGAATCTCAAACGGCTCTTGCATCGTGATCTTCTGTGGCTTGTTGCGTATCAGCATGTAGTAGGCGCCTTCTGCTTTGCTTGCGAATCGAATGCCATCGATCACAACTGGCTGCGCATTGTACTTGCCTCTGCGTCTCTTGCGGATAACCATGGCTAACGGCTCGCAATCTCTTCATGGCCGTTGTTACGGCTTGGCAACTTGATCTGGAAATCTTCAGCGACAGCTAAAATAAATGACCGTGACTTTCCAACACGTTTTGCAACCTCTGTTAGTGTTTTGCTCTTGCTTGCCGCCTCAGCAACTTTCACTGCATACTTCTTACGGTTAGCTTCCCCACGTTTGTTTACAGCCTTGATGCTACTTATCAGTGCCACTGACGGCATGTCTCGATTATCAACACCGGCTACTGCACGTTTCTCGACAATCTCTTTCTTTGATACAATGATCCGGTTGTTGAACTCTTGCTTCTCGATTTTTGAGAATGCTTCGCTTTCAGAAATGTATAGCATTACGGCCTTCTCATAGCGCGTAATCAATTCAGCCTTGAAATCGCGCCACACTTTTTCGCCCTGTTTGTATAAACGCACTGTTACTTGTGTCATGCTTTTGCCTCCTGCTTAAAATGGCAAATCATCATCGGAAATATCTATCGGCTGGCCATTATTAGCAAACGGATCCGTGGTATTCGCTCGTGAAGCATTTGGAGTCGTTTGATTCGCGTTTGTGGTCGCTGCTGCTGATGCATTGGCTGTTTGCTGTGATTTAGGGTTGTTCTGAGACGCCTGTCGTGACTCAAGCAAAGCAAAATTATCAACGATTACCTCGGTCACGAATACTTTCTGCCCTTGCGCGTTATCGTACGTACGCGTTTGGATATGGCCTTCAACACCAACCAAGGATCCTTTTTTGGTGAAGTTTGCAAAGTTCTCAGCCGACTTGCGCCAGATCACACAACTGATAAAGTCAGTTTCACGTTCTCTGTTTGAACTGCGGAACTGGCGATCAACGGCCAGCGTGAACGAGCCGACAGCGGTTCCACTTTGTGTGTAGCGCAAGTCAACATCTCTTGTCAGCCGGCCTGTTAGTGAGACACTGTTTAGCAATATGATTTCCTCCTAATTCTTTTCGCCGAGTTTATTGAGCTTTTCAAGTTGTTCAGCCAGCTTGGCACGCTGTTCGGGCGTCACTTCATGCTTTGGTTCCTGATATCCAGGCTTTAACCAATCAGGTTCTTTATCAACGCGCTCTGGCTTTCCGTAACGCTGTGGGCCCGTGTAGTTAGCCCTAGCCGTTTCTTCGTGTTTTTTTGATTCTGCTTCAGCTTGCTCAACAGTCTTAATTTTTCGCTCTGTATAGCCGTCAAAGACTTTCGCTAAATATCGATCAGCGCCTTTTGCTTTGACATCTTTACGGGCTGCATACTTAATGACCCAGCAAACCAAATCATCGCCAAAATTACCGATCCACTCTTCCAGATCTTGAGTAGCAATGGCATTGGGAAATCCCCAAACGTTTTGCCAGAGCAAACGCGCATTCTCGTGTACACGAACGTCCGCCTGACTGTCTGTTTTAGTTTTATTTACTTTACTTTCCTTTACTTTACTTTGTGTATTAATGTCAGCATTAACACCATCTGAAGTGGAGTTATTGTATGCATTAATCCAATACAATGTTGGTTTTTGCGATTTTCGTCTTTTGGTGGCATCAGTGAACGTTTCTTGGATGCGCTGACTGGTCAAAACGTTGTCCGAAAGGAACAGGTCTTTATTGAAAGTCCCATACTCAGTCAGACGTTTGACCACTAGCCCCACCAACTC